CCCTCTGGTCTCATCATGTATATAGTAGGTAGTTCAACTTCAAATTCGTACTCATATCCTATAACAACATCAGTGTTAACTGAGCTTGTAGAAGTACCAGCTTCCGTAGAAGTCTTCCAATTTCCAGGTAAAGTTACTGTTTGGTTAGGTGCTGTTCCTGTTATCTTAGCTGATGGTATATCATAACTCTTACCTAATGCATCACTATCTGTTATACAATATGCAGAGAGGTTTCGAGTACTATAATAACCAGCTCCTAATGTAAATGTTGTTACATCATTAGCACTATCATACGTTAAGTCTCCAGAGGCAAAAGTTTTCTTAGTATCTAAATGTACCCTATTATCATCAGGGGCATCCCCTATTAATAATGTGTCTGATTTAATTTTTATGTCAAATTTTTCGAAGGTAAATGTAGAGCCTGTATTAAGGACTGCATAATATACGTCATCAATAATAGTATGATACACTAAGTTATTAGGTAGTGTCCATCTAAACCATGCGGTTTGGACTTTTCTACCAGCTTCAACATAGAATTTATAACCCCATACTTCATTAGATGCAGTGTGTAATGTACTATCTACACCAAATAATACTAATTGGTTTTCTACAGAACCAGTCATCATACTGGTATTAACAGGAAATAGGTTATATATACCTTTACTTTGTTCAACAATAGTAGGCTCTTCTCTTTGAGACACAGCTGCCATTTCAAAGAAACGAGTATTTTTAGCTGTACTATTTAAGAATCCTATAGTAGTACCTAACTCAATAGGGCTAGTATCTGGGTTGAAAGCGTGTGATGATACATAACTGATCTTAGCAGTTTCAGGAGTCAAGAGAGCCTCGGCACCTGAACTTAATAGGAACTGTTCACTAGCACTAAAGATAACTAAACCACCAGCCTGTTCAACAGCATCAAATAATTTGGTTGGATATGTAGAGCTAGACTGTAAATCAATAGGATCTGCATTGGAAATCGCCATTGCAGTTTTGTTCCAAAAATTATAAAAGTCATTAACTCTAGATAAGATAACATTTTCAGCACTTAACAAGGCTATTCTATTACGGAAGAATACCATCTTCTGAATAGTCTGACCTATGAATGAAGGTTCTGGGTTTGTAATGTCATCACCACAGTCTCGTTTATACCAATCAGGATAAGAGAATCTGAATGCTCCATTAGAGTAAGTAGTTGAACCACCACCATTAATTGAGAATGAACCTGGAAGCACCCTAGTAAGGGCTAGAGGCATCGTTGTATTATCTATCTCTATATCTTTACCAGGCTGTACTACCTCTTCCCACACGCCCTCTCCGAAACGAGCTGGTGTGAATGAACAAGTTGCACCTGCACTAATAGTTCCAGAGGCTGAATCTGTAACAGTAAATGTATTAGTTGTTACGTTAGCAATAGTATAGAATCCATCTGTTGCCCCACCGCTGGTTACATCTAATATAATTTGATCTCCATTTGAAAGACCGTGGCTAGCAGCGGTTATAGTAATTGTATTACTAGATCTAGCGTAAGTACCAGTCTGATCTATATCTTCAGCTATACCTTCAGCACTAAATTTAAGGAAGTAATCATCTTGATTCTCTTCACTATTTACCACACGTACTACATAACCATGACGGCATGTACTAGGTAAATCAGCTATAGTATTTACTTCACTTGTAGTAATACTCATCAAGGTTTTTTCAGGTGTTGTTACACCGAATTTTGTAGCACGATATAAATGTAAACCGTTACCTACTTTAGTACATGTAATACCTGTACCAGATATAGCATCTAACGCAGCTTTAATTTCTCCTAATACACCATCTGCTGATACATGCTCTTCAGCATTGGAAGATGTAGCTGCTGGACGTACCATTGCTACATTAGCTCTAGTAGTAATTGTTACATGATTAGTAATCTTTACAGTAGTAGTAAGTCCCTTTTCAGAAGTATGTTGATGAGTATCATTTGTAGTCCAACCTTCTCCACCAAATTGTAATTTAGCATAAGTTTGGTATGTGTCATGATAATTATCTAATACATCACTATCACCATGATTATCATCAATTTGAGGTGTGCATCTAGCATCCATCTCATACCTAAGATTAGTCTTACCACCTGCACTTGCGTTAGGAGGTGATGTACTATGAATCGATGTACCTGTACTAACTGATACATATTCTCTACCAGCTCCATCACAGTCTCCATTACCTGGTTGGTTAGATCCTGTAGAACTTGTACCATCAAGAGACACATCTTCATCAGCTGCTATTGAAGTAGCACGTGTATAAGAAACTGTTGAGTTATCAGCAGGATCGTATATATCTAAAGCATATTGTTTACCATACGCTATACTATCAAGTTGTATATAAGCTTCAAAGGGTTGAGTAGGAGATTTAGATGCTGCATCTCTTTTCATCTCAACAGTCTTACGTCTGTTAACAAAGAATGTTGTTTCGTTAATTGTTAACGCCTGTATATCTGAAGATTTTTCATCTGATAAAGCTTGATTATCTAAATAAGTTGCGACACCTGAGCCAGCAATATTTGCATAATCCACGGGTATCTCAACACCGTCACTACATCTAAATATTTTAACACCTCCATCAGCTGCAACTTGTCCAACATAAGATTCATCGTCTCTTGTATAAATAGTAAACCATTTTGAATTAGCAGCGGTAGATGGAGATATAGCAGTTATTAAATGACTACCAGGACGTTTAGTTAATTGTTCTACAACGTCAGGTAATCCATTTACAAGGTCATTGACTTGACCTGGAAATTTCTTTTCATCTGGTTGTTGACTGATACCTAGCACGTAGTTAGGTACCTTCTGAGTAACACTAGACATTATCTTCTAAGCATTTGATAAGGTTTGTAAGGTTGATAAGCTGACTCATCTGGCCAACCAAAGAATGAATGATCACCTTGGTTGCATTCGTATTCCATACATGCAGCTCTAGCTTGTAGCTCATATGTAGATAACATCTGTTGTAGTTGAGCGTTAGATACTAACTGTACAGCAGCTCGACCTGATGCTTTATAGATTATATATCTTTGGAAGCAAGTAGGGATATCCTCAAAATTAAGAAGTCTTACTTTATTAACATAGAAATAATCATCATCTGGATATTCAAATGTATGGTTTACTCTATCATACATTTTCCATATACCATCAGAATCTTTTCGTCTTACAAAGTCACGGGTTCTATCCCACTCATCTGTATTATCTATACGAATAACATCTGATGCAATTATAATTTTATTATCACTTGTACTTACGTTTTCTTTTATATGGTATTCAAGATTAAAAGTCCAACCCTCATTCTGGACATCTTGGTTTACCTCTTTCAGTATATTATATATGAAAGATATTTCAGGGTTATTAAAATCTATACCAGAGATGGGGGCTTGACCAATACTACCAAGAATTGCATTCACTGCGGATAGTTCGGTATCGATGGTTACAGTCGTGGTAGTCATAGTTAAGAATTATATAAAAAAAGGGGAACCGAAGTCCCCCATTGAGTTATGTGTATTGTCCAGCGACAACTGCACATGTGTCTACTACACCTGAGCTACCAACGGTAGAGTATGCTAGACGTAAATTTTTAGTTGTGGAGGCTACAGCTGATGCGCTGCCTGATCCACTTGTATCAGAAGGAGAGATACGTGTTTCAGTTCCTGCACCGCAAGAACCGTATTCTCCAACTGCTGAAGGAGCTGCCATAATATTTAGTTAGTTAAGAAACTGTACCTATGTTAGCAGGACTCAAATGCTTCCGACCATACTCTAATGGAGTAGGTGGGTTCTTAGTGACTGATTGATCAACTTGACCAATGCCACTAAGACTTGCACCGTTCCCTTTAACTCTAGTTATAGTTGTAGATGTTCCAGGGTTAAGTGACATAATTAGCTACGTGCTGAAGTTAGTTCAATTGCACCTGCAGGGTTTAGTGTACCTACACCCATTGCAAGTCTTCCAACCATAACATCACCTTGGTAAAGGACTGATACGTCCCCGCCTGTTACTTGAACTTGAGGTCCAACGGCTTCCACTATACCTGCAGCATCTCTTTGATAGATCAAACCACAGTGAGTAGAGAAGTCACCATTGTAACTGTTGTTCTCACCAGACACAGGGTTAACTGTACCAGCTAAGAATGGTAGGTTGTTAGAACGCTTGATTGAGATACCAGCTATTTCTACAAGACCTTCACCAGAGTTAAGGTTACCTTGTGAGTTACCATAGTCTCTGTTTAGGATGTTAGAAGATACCTGAGATACAAGAGCGTAGTACTGACGTGGGTTTAGTACGGCTGTACGTCCTGTCTTAGGAAGATTTTTTTCGTCAAGAACTGCAGCGGCTTCAAAGAAAGCATCTACTAGAGCTTGAGCATTGTACTCCTTAGTTGCACCCAATTCAATTTGAGTACCACCTGGTTCTGGTCCTGGAGATGCAGTGATAGGATGAGCTTCCCTTGCAGCTAGTGCAATTGTACGGAAGACTTTCTTATCATATGCTTCAGCCAGTGCGTGACCGATTTTCTTAGAGATCTCTGACCTCAAAGAGTAATGAGCAAGTGTCTCATCTAAATCGTAAACGAACGCAGAGCTGATTAGAAGGTCATCACATTGGATGGTCTTCTCAGCTACTGGAGGATCGCCTGAACCTAGGATTGGCTCACCTGGAGTATGGTAAGCAGCTTGCATTCTACCTGTGAAGATGAACTGTAATGATTTACCATTCTTCAAGGTACGTCTTTGCACAGTATCACGTGCAATAGTTGCTGACTCATAAGCTTTAAATAGCTCACCTGAGAACAGCTTCAATCC